CATCGCTTATATGACCTTCAGCGACAAGCTCGCTTATGTTACCGGATTAGGTGACAGAGGAATGATCATGATCGACGAAGGTCGTGAGGTCTTCGACCTGCCTCCGCTCCCGGATGGTCAGGGACAGAAGCTCATGGCTCGCGGTGAATATTATGACTTACTCAATCCACAGGAGGAAAACGAATCATGATAAAAGAGGACAGAGAATATCGCTCTTTTGAAATTCAGAAGAGAGCGAAGCAGGAAGGCGAGGAGCCTTCCTATCTTGTAGAGGGATATGCTTCGACTTTTGAGGAGTATGACCTTTACGAAGACGACAATGTCATTTACAGAGAACGAATCGAGCCAACGGCTTTCAATGAAGCAGATCTCTCGGACGTTGTTTTCCTTATCGATCACACAGGCCGTGTCTATGCGAGAACTAAGAACGGAACCGTGACACTCAGTGTCGACGATGTCGGTTTCTTCCAGAAGACAGACCTGTCAAAGACATCTTCTTCTCGTGCTGCTTATGAAGACATCGAAGCTGGCAATTATTATCAGATGTCGTTTGCTTTCACTGTTGCAGAAGACAGATATGAGGAGAAGAGATCGGAAGGTCAGAAGACAATCTATACAAGGATCATCGACCGCATCAAGAAGGTCTATGACATATCAGCAGTGTCTTTCCCTGCTAACCCTACGACAAACATCGGAGTGGCTACAAGGGCAGCTTTCGACGGAGCGATCGAAAAGCTGACAGCGGAGCGACTGGAATCTGAAGCGCACCGAAACGAGGAAGCAAGAAAGAGACTCGGAATCAAATTTAAGTTAATGGAGGAATGATTAAATGAAGATTGAAGATATGACTCTCGAGCAGATTGAAGCAAGAAAGGCAGAGATCAAGGCGCTCGTCGATGGCAACGTCGAAGGAAGTGACTTCGAAGCTCTTTCTGCTGAAGTTGACCAGCTCGAAGCTAGAAAGGCTTTTCTTGTCGAAGAGCATCGCAAGGCCAGCGTCGCTGCAGTTGTTGCAGGTGCAGGCGAAACAATTACCGAAGAACTTTTACCGAAGGAGGGTAAATCAATGACAATGACACTTAAGGAAATCAGAAGCTCAAAGGAGTACATGGACGCTTTTGCTGAGTACATCAAGTCAGGATGTAAGGACGCTTCCGAGCTTAGAATGTTGCTTTCTCAGAACGCTGAGAGTGACGGTCAGATCTCTGTTCCTACAATCGTAGAAGAGAAGATCCGCACAGCATGGGAGAAGAGTGAGCTCTTCTCAAGAGTTGGCAAGTCCGAGATCAAGGGCAACCTTGCAATCGACTTCGAAATCTCCGGAACAGACGCAGTCATCCACGAGGAAGGCGACGATGCACCGAATGAGGAAGAGCTCGAGATGGGTACAGTCACACTCGTTCCTAAGAACATCAAGAAGTGGATCTCCGTATCTGATGAGGTTATGGATCTCAGAGGCGAGGCTTTCCTCAACTACGTCTATGACGAGCTCGCTTATAAGATCGTTAAGAAGGCTGAACACGTTGTAGTTGCAAAGATCGTTGCAGCTGTTGGCGCTTCAACAGCAACAAGACCTGGACAGGCTTCCGTTTATGCTGAGATCGGCAGAGCTGGTGTCGTTAATGCGATTTCTTACATCTCTGACGAGGCTGAGGATCTTGTTATCATCATGAACCGCAGAACATGGGGCCAGTATGAGGCTACAAGAACACTCAACACTCTCGATCCGTTTGCAGAGCTTCCTGTCGTATATGACAGCTCTCTCGATGTTTATGACCAGGCAGAAGATGGAAAGCCTTACGCAATCGTTGGCGACCTCGGCTTCGGTGCTAGAGCAAACCTTCCTAATGGTTTCAACGTTAAGACAGTCATCAACGAGGACGGTCCTGCTGATAAGGTTAAGATCACAGGAAAGCTCTTCGCTGGTATTGATGTCATCGCAGTTAATGCGTTCTGCGCAATCCTCAAGGGCGAAGCTCCTGAGTCTTAAGAATAATCGGTTGAAGGCTATCTCTTCGGAGGTAGCCTGACACCTTAACAGGAGGAACAAAATGACAAAGTCAGAAATCTTGGCAGCTTGCAAGCTGGCTTGTAGAATCAGCTCTAATTCATTAGACGGTGAGATCAACGGTCTCATCGACGCTGCCTTCTTAGACTTGGAGATTTCGGGTGTCGCTGACCACTTAGGACAGCCTTATACTCCTGTCAACTCCGATCAGCTTGTCATTACTGCTGTTAAAACTTACGTTAAGCTGCACCTGGGAGATCTTCTCGATTCTGCCGAAGCCGATAAGCTCAGTATGTCTTATTGGAATCAGGTAGCGACCTTAAAGATGAGGCTTCATTCCTCATCTCAAATCTCGGAGGATGAGTCATGAAGCATATTATCGACTTCTCGCTCATCGCAGAGACACTCACTCAGGACAAGACAGGACAGACCATCTCAACCCCGACAACATCGAACCATATCGGTGAATTGAAGTCGGTATATCAGAGCGAGTTCTATAAAGCGTCTCAGGCTGGAATCAGACCGCAGGGAGTCATCGAGATGTCTTCATTCGATTACTCCGGGCAGGCGAAGCTCCAGATCGGATCTGACGAGTTCACGATATATCGTACCTATGCAGTCGGAACGGACCGCATCGAGCTCTACTACGGAGAGCGAGTCGGAAATGGATAGCCTCACAGCTCAGATTAACGCGATCCTCGGACAGTACACTTCAAACGTCAACTCGACTGTTGACCAGGTAATGAAGAGCGCTGCAAACGAGGCCAGACGCGAGCTGACTGCTTTATCTCCTGCCAACACAGGAAAGTATGCTAAGTCGTGGGCGGTTAAGCGCAGAAACGCGACATATACGGTCTACAATAAGCAGCCAGGTCTGACACACTTGCTCGAAAATGGTCACGATGTAATCGTCAACGGAAAGAAGGTCGGACGTGCTCCTGCATATCCGCACATCGCTCCGGTCGAAGAAGCGATCGAAGAAAAAATCTTAAGCGAATTGAGGAATAAGTTATCATGAGCATCGAGTCATTAGTTAAATTATTAACGACAGCAAAGTTCGACGTTCATCTTGAATCTGCTCCGGATGGAACGGCTTGTCCCTATATCGTACTTGAAGATCTTACTCAGCCTAATTTTGCAGCAGACAACGAAACATACTCAACAATCACTTCGCTCCAGCTGACACTCGTCGAGAGCGAAGTTCACAACTGGACTCTCATCAATACGCTTAAAGGTGTTCTCGACGGTATTCCGCTCCCATACAGCGCAGAGTATATCAAAGACGACACTGAACACGTCTGCGAGGTCCGTTTTGTTATTTCATTTCTAGGAGGAATCGAAGATGCCTAATCAGGAAAAGAAAGTTTTCTATGGCTTAAAGAACGTGCACTACGCTCTTCTGACAGAAGTCGAGAGCGACGGACAGCTCGTTTCATCTTACGGTGAAGTTAAGAAGTGGCCCGGTGCAGTAAGTATCGCACTCGATCCCAATGGTAACCCGGTTATTTTCAGCGCTGACAATAGTGCATACTATACCATCGCAAATAACAGAGGCTATCAGGGCGACTATGAGTGCGCTCGTATTCCTGACGATGTCCGCGTGGACATCTCCGGAAACACAGTCGACGACAACGGCTTCATCGTTGAGACAGACAAGGATGAGTTCGGATATTTCGCTCTCATGTTTGAGTTCGAGACAGATGTCAATGCCGATCGTTATGTATTTTACAAGGTCGGACTCGCTCAGCGTCCGTCTGTATCTTCTCAGACTGTTGATGTCAACTCTGACGTTGAACCTGGTACCGAGAAGGTCACATTCGTCGCTATGCCCCAGGTCGACGACACCGAGATCGACGGAATCACAAAGCATCTCATCAAGGCTAAGACAAGCAAGGACGTTAATCCGACTGCTTACCAGAACTTCTATCAGAATGTTTATGTTCCTACATTCTCAAGTGAGTCTTGATAAACGCTGACAACTGAACGATTGAGAGGGAGAGTCTTAAGCTCTCCCTCTTTTATTGAAAAAAGGAAAAAGAGAGGAAATAAGTTATGAAATTCGATATTGAAAAAATGGAAATCAACGCAGCCTTCTATGAGTTATTCGAGACAGTCTTCAGTGAAGACTTCTTTGACGTGCTCTCGAAGATCCGTCCGACGAACAGGATCGCATCATTAAGATCCAGAGTTCAGATGATCTCACTCAACAATAAGAAGGCAAACAATGAACCACTGACCGAAGCAGAGGAGAAACTCCTCGCAAAGAACCCCGGAAAGTGGCAGGAACTTTCGGAAGAAGAACAGGAAGAACTTTTCCAGTATAACCTTTCTGCAAGTAAGCTCATGAAGAAGCACACTCCCAGGATTGCTTATATCGGAACAAAGCTCTTCAAGCATGAATACAGAGGAAGCATGGACGACTACTATGCTTTTCTCGCTGAGAACGATGCTTCCGAGTTCTTAAAAACGGAAACAATTAAAGCAGTATGGGACAAAGTGCATCTTGATCAGGCTGTCCCCAAGTCAGTAAAAAACGCATAAAGTCCGCACAAACCACAAGACCGATGACTACGACGCTTTTTCAGCTCCGAGCTTTAGAGCTTGGAGTCAAAAAGCAGGATCTTCGGTTTTATTCGTGCGGACAGATATTCGGTCTACTGACGGAGAAGTCAAACGATAAGTACGACTGGCCTCGCATAGCGACTCAGTCGGACATAGATGCCCTTTTTCCCTCATAGATGAGGTATTAAATCATGGCAGGGACTATAAAAGGCATAACCATAGAGATCGAGGGAAAGACCTCGCCTCTGGTCAAGTCACTCCAGGACGTAGAATCACAGATCAAAAAGGATGACGCTGCCCTTAAGAACTTAGACAAAGCTCTTCAATTAGATCCGACAAACGTCGACCTCTTGGCAGCAAAAGAAGCGGTCCTTGCAGATAAGACAGCAGCAGCGACTCAGAAGATGGAGATCTTGCAGCAGGTGCAGGCTGACGCTCTTTCGGATCTCCCGGAAGACTCGGCTCTGACAGCTGCACAGATGGCAGAACTCGAGGCTGAGATAGCAACGACAGGCAACACGCTCCAGGAGTTAAGCGGTGAAGCTGACGGAGCGTCTGAAGATCTCGATGACGTTGGTGACTCTGCTGAAGAAGCAGGTCAGGAAGTCGAAGACTCATCTGAATCATTCGAAGGTCTGGGAGAAGCTGCAGAAGTTGCA